AACTGCGGCTGGATGCCATTGGAGATGGACAGGCTGCTGTTCAGCGCGCCCTTGAGCAGCAGGTTGCCGGCGCCGGTGCTGTCTGTGCCAATGCCGAAGTGCGTGGCCGTGGCGGTGCCGCCCGTGGCCTGGGGGAACTGCACGAGGGCGGTGTTGGCGATGGTGGAGGTTGTCCGCGTCCAGCCGCCTGCGGTGCGGGCCACACCCACGCGGGCGTAGCCGGTGTAGCTGATCTCGTTGGTGCTCTGGTTGCCCGCCTCTCCAGGGTCTGCGCTGTGCAGGCTGATGTGGAACGAGCCTGCCGTGGCCGAGTTCTGCAGGCCAGCAGCGTCCCCGATATTGGCCCAGTCAGTGTTGAGAAACAAGAGGTCGAGGAGTGCCGCTTCGGCGGCGTTGGTCATTGACATGGTCTGTCCCCTTTCAGATCATCGACTTCAGAGCCGCAATCTTCTGCTCGTACTCGAAGCGCAGCTTCTCGGCAGCGGCCTGCAAGTTGCGAGCGCTGGCCAGCTCGCTGTCGGCCTGCGCCTCGCGCATGTCGGCCTCGGTAGAGCGCTTGACGTTGGCCGCGGCATCAGACTCGACCTTGGCCTTGGCAGCAGCCAGCGCCTCGCGCTCGCCAGCCATCCAATTATCAAACTTTTCGCGCTCGGCCTTCGTCGCAGCGCGCACGGCATCGGCGTCGGCAGACGCCTGCGCAACACGCGCAGACTCCTCGCGTGCCTTGGCCAGAGCAGCGTTGGCATCGGCCGCGGCGAGCTGAGCAGCCGCGTTGGTGGCGTCGGCCTCGGCCTTAGCCTCGCGAGCTGCTGCAGCCTCAGCGGCCGCCGCATCCTGCGCAGACTTGATCTGGTCGAGCACGGCTTTCAGCTTGCTCGGGTCCTTGGCCATCTCGAGGAAAGCCAGAAGGTTTGCCGCGGTGTCGACCGCCACGGCAGAGGGGGTGATGTTGATGTTCATGGGGGCTCCGTTAGGTAGTGGAAATGACCGCGATCTTCAGGCCAGGGCGAGCGCCCAGGTACTCGGTGCCCCCGGCGCCAATTCTCATCGACGTGGAGGCAGCCGTGGGGTTTGCGCCGATGGCGATGCGGCATGCCACATCGGCGTGCAGACGCACGAAACGAGTCGTGTCGGAGAGAGCGGAAGACTGGACCGACGAGGCGCCGATGGCGACCTGCTGATTCAGGATGGCCGGCTCCTGGCCGGCCGGAATCAAGTGACCGCGGCCGGCAAACGCCAGCTCTTGGTACTCGGTGATGTCCAGTATTGCCATTGTGATACCTCAGATGCCGGCGCCGGTGTTGACGCGCAGCGCCGCCTCGGCGTTGAAGATCTGACGCTGGTTGTCAATCTTCAGTGCCTCGAGGCGCTCCTTCGCGGCGATCTGCTCGCGAGTGAGCTGGGCGTCCTGGCCGAGCTTGGTCAGCGACAGGTCGCGCTCGATGCCGGCCTCTGTCATCGCGATCTCGTACTCTGCCTGCTCACGCTGGCGGTTGTACTCGATCTGCTGGCCCTGCTGGGCGCGGACCTCCTTGTTGTCCGCGATCTTGGCCATGTCGACCTCGGCCTTGATCTGAGCGGCCGCGATGCGAGGATCCTGCGGCGCGCCCTGCTGAGCCTGCGCTTCCATCTCCTGCTTGACCTGGTCCTCAGGCTTGAGCAGCTCCTCGGGGTTGACCTTGAACGCTTTGAGGATCGCCTTGAGCTCCTCGCGCTCCTTGAGGTGCGGGATGTAGCGCGGGTTGTTGGTGATGTTGGCCAGGTTCAGCAGGGCCTGGTTCTGGATGTCGCGCTCGATCAGCGCAGTCGACCCGCGCGCGTCGATCTCGTAGTCGCCCTTGATCTTTGGATCCGGGTCGTTGGCCATCTTCCAGTCGTAGTACCGACCGATGTGTGGCCTGGTGATGCTGTCGTCGTACAGCTTCACGCGCTGGCGCAGCACAGCGTTGGCGTTGTTGTACAGCATGACCATGCCGCCGACGGTCTCGGGCGCGCTGCCCTGCTCGCCGCCCATGATCTGGGGCATGCTGGACTCGGTGTCTGCGAACTGCATGGCGGCTTGGGCGATGGCCAGCAGCTCCTGCAGGTGCGAGTTGAACTCGAACACCGTCATGGCAGCACGCACGTCGTCGAGCTCGTCCTTGGCCAGCCAGATCTTGTTGGGCGTGATCTCGTAGCTTCCGTTCTGCGGAATGATCATGCCCTTCTTGATGACGATCTGTCCGCCCAGCGAGGTGCGGCCGTTGTCCATCACCTGGCGCCAGGCGCTGTTGACCACTCGCTGCTGGTGCTCAAGCTCGTCGGGCAGGCCATAGCCGAACGGGCTGTCGTCTGCCTTGCGCCAGCAGTAGACGTCCACCGGCAGCGTGCGGTCCACAACCCACGACTCCATTGCACCCACGACCTTGTCGTTGACGATCACGAGCACGCCGAAGTCCACGTCGGTCAGCGGGTCGCCCGTGCGGCTCGAAAGCATCTCCATCTCTTCGGGCTCGATCTCGCCGTGGTACGTCCACATTTCGTAGGCGTCCTCGTTCATCATGTCGCGGATGACCCGGCCCTCGGCCACGCGCAGCTTCTGCGGCGGCGAGCGCAGCACCTCGCGGATGGCGTCCTCGTCGTAGCCGGGCAGGCCCACGAGCTGGCGCAGTTGCTTGCGAGTGACCATGCGGCGCATGAAGAACCCGCGGCCGGCCTGGTGGTCGTTGCCGCAGCTCGGGTCGAAGAAGCAGTCCCACGGGTCCATGCGCATGCTGGCCGGGACGATCGACTCGTTGATCTGCAGTTGCTGCGTGCCGTCGCCCTGAGGCAGCCAGACCTTGCTGGTCTGACGTGCAGGGAACGGGCCGTACAGCACCATCGTGCCCAGGCGCACGGCATCCTCGATGCCCTTGCGACTCTCGCCGTTGTACTTGGACTCGGTCAGGCTGTCGTCGATCGAGCGCTCCATGGCCTCAGCCGCCTGCTTGGCAGCCTCCATGATGGCGTTGGCTTCCTCGTTGGCGGTGAAGCCGGTGGGCTGGCCAGTGGCCGGGTCGACGGTCTGGGCGTTGCTGCCCATCATGTCGGCCAGCTCAGGCATCGGCGTGGGACGGATGCCCCAGTTGCGGTCATCCACAGGGAACAGGATCTCACACATGCGCGCCACGGCCTGGTCGACCTTCGGGCGCACGATGTTGATCACCACCCTCGAGCGGGTGCCGTCCTGCGCCTTGCGTGATGGCGGGCCGTTGCGCAGGGTGTTCTCGAACTCGCCGGTGCTGTTGGTGTGCTCGCCAAAGTAGAGCTGCGCGTTCTTGCGCCAGCGCTTCTCAAGGTCAGTGTTGGTGGCTCGCCCCTGAACCCAATGGTCGCGCATCTTGGCAAAGACGGCGTACAGGCGCTCGATCTCGCCCTTCTGGCGGGTGTCGAACTCTTCCTTAGTCAGCACCTCGTCGCCAACCATGTAGGCAACGTCGGTCGGTAGGTCTTTGGGGTCCATCGTGATCCTTTAGTAGCCGGTCACTTCGTCGAGGACCTGCCACGCAGCCTCGGCGCCCCGGGGGACTTCCCACTCTTCCTCTTCGTCCGGCCACGGCAGAGTCAGCGAAGGCTCGTCGATGCGGGCCAGGCAGTCCATGCCGTCATCGAATCGGCCCACCGGGAAGGTGGCGTACTCGACCTCGAGGAGCTCCTGAACCAAGTCATGCGGATTGCCCTGCACGTCAGTGTAGTTGAGCTGCTGAGGCAGCCACATGCGGCCGCCCTCGAACCACGGAATGAGCCTGCGGATGCGGGCGTTCTTCTCCACCGCACCAGCCACCTCGGTGATCTTGAAGCGGTACTGGCGCCGCTCCATCTCGGCCTGGATGTGCGGGATGTCGGCCTGCATGCCGTAGCGCTCGTAGCGCGTCTGCATCGGCTTGTGCTTCTTGTGCAGGGCAAACAGCGCATCGGCGCGCTGCGTCAGCGTCATCCGGTCGATCACGCCGTCGAGCAGGAACGCATTGCCGTCGTGCGCCAGGCCCACGACCCACATCACAGTGCGGTCGCTGCGCTTGCGCTTGGTTCCTTCTTTGGCCGTCTGCGGGTCACCCGCCGGGTCGACCAGGATGACCCTGTTCATCTTCTTGGGCGCGTTGTTGTAGCGCACGATCCACGAACGCTTGAACTCCGCACCCTCGACGGGCCTGGGCTCCTGCTGGTACAGCGAGATCCACGAGCGTGGATCGGACTGCGCTTGGCGCACCATCTCGTCGGTGAACCACTCCTTCCACAGGCGGTCACCTGACTTGCGTCCCAGCAGGTCGTTGTCGCCAGCGATCATC